AGGTCGCGGTCTGTTCGGGGGCTCCGCGCGCTTCTAGTGTATCAATGTTGCGGCTAGGGGGTTGGTGGGTTTTGTGCCGCCGCCAGCCCTGCTTGCATCTGCCGTAATAGCCGTATTTGTTCTGCGAGTTGTGGCTCTAGTTTCCCGTCCTTGGTGTAGGGGCTGTAGTTACCCCTTCCGGTGGGTGTGTTAGTTGCAGGTTTCGCCTTGGCGGGGTCTTCCAGTATCTTTTTGCGGAAGTCGCTTAGGGTCTTCTCGTCGGCGTTTCTGGTCGCCCAGTGGTATATGACGGCGGCTCCCCGGTGTAGGTCTAGTTCTCTGATGTTTTGCCCGTGGATGGTGGCCCATCCCTCTATTTCTAGGGTGTATTCAGAGAACAGCCCTAACAGCCGGGTTATCGCGTAGGGGGGAGGTTTACGGCCTTGCCCGCGATTTCCTGTAGCTTGTTGATGAGTTCGTAGATGTTCTCTACGTCCAAATCGTCGTTTTCGTCTTCGAGGCGTTCCAGTACGCGGGCGGCTTCCTTCTTCTCTACGAAGATGGTTTTGATGAGGGTGCTGAGCACATTCATCACTTTTTCAATGTCTTCGGTGCCGTTGGTGCTGATGTTCTGGAGGTTCAGCTTCATGAGCGCGCCGGTCTTGGGCACTGCTACCGAGTACAGCTCCCCTACCAGGTTTACGCGGTAGGTTTTGCGTTTGGTGGCGCTGATGGTGAAGTCTGCTTCATCTTCGGTGGGTTCTCCGAATGCTTCGTTTACCGTGGCGCGTAGTCCATTGGCGAACTTGTGCATTTCGGCGACGGTGGGCGCACCCTCAACTAAGGGGTGAGGTTCGCCTGTGTCCGGGTTGTCGGTAAGTGCGCCGGTGAGGTTGAAGCGCTCGTAGGCGTTGTGGTTGTGGGTGTTGTTTTTGTCATTGTTCTCAATAGTCATGGTGCTAGTATACCTCTGCTGGTGGTTAGCGTGGGAAGAAGTGACGGGCGCGTAGTGCTTGAGCGGCTTTTTTGACCATGTGGATGCCTGCGGCGGGGCGGGCGCGGGCGGCGAATATGAATTTTGCTGAGCCTTTGGGCCTGAACCGTAGTGCTTTGGCTTTTTTGGGGAAGACCCAGCCGCGCCCTTCTTCCTGCCATATGGCATAGCGGGTGTCTACGGATACGGTGGCGCTGGTGCGCCCGTCGCGGTTGATGCTCACCGAATTTGCCATTCGCCCGGTGCGAACGCGGCCCTGGGCTACGATGTTGGCTTTGATGAGTTGTTGGGCTGAGCGTGTGCCGTTGGTGAGTGCTTGACGTTCGAGATGTCGCATGTAGGTTTCTAGATTTCCCATACGTCTGCTTTCTTCATTTTAAGGTTCCAGGTGATGCCGCCGTATCCTCCGAGGGTGGGCAGGGGGTTCCAGCTCTCTATGTGGATGTCGGATATGGTGTTGTCTTTTTCTTGGAGGGTTGGTGCAATTGTTTGTATGGTGTTGGCTATTTCTGCGGTGTCGGTGAGTGCTTGGAGCGCGTCATGTGTTATTTCGTAGGGCTGGGGTGCTTCGCCTTGTTCGTCGAGGACTGAGACACAGCGGGCTAACCCGATTTCTACGATTATCTCGTTGTATACCACTACACAGCCGTTGTTGGAGAGTACGGGGGTGACTGATACTAGGCGCGCCCAGAGCTGGCCTGAACAGCTTTCGTCGATGGGTGCGGCCTGGCCGTTGTAGAGGTGTACGCGGGCGGGTTTTTTGGTGAGGTTTTTGTATATTTCGTTGGTGATGGCGGCTAGGTTGGCGTAGATGCTATGGGGGCTTGCGTTTTTGCCGCTTTGAATGATGTTGGCGGGGGGTTTGCGTGGTGACATTTATAGGCTCCATTTCGTGGTGTGGCTGGTGCGGTCTGTGCTTTCTGGATTGAGCACCGAAGGGGGCGGCTTGGGTGCGCCCTGGTTGGCTGAGGCTACGGCCATGTCGATTAGCCATATTCCGGTGCGTCCTTTTTCTAGGCCCTCAAAGTCGTCTTGGAAGCCTACGGTTACGCCTTCGCGTGTGATGGTTTGGATGCGTTGGGGTAGTTTGCATGTTGAGTCTTTGCAGAGTGCCCGTGCTATTTCTAGTGCGAGTACCCCGGCGGCGATGTTTAGGCTTTCGGGTACTGGTTGGCCGGTGGTTACTTTCATGGTGAGATTGCTCATGTGGTGGGCCTTTCGGTGCTGTGTTGTGGGTATGAGAAATGGGGGTGTACTAGGTACACCCCCATTCTATGACTCCTCTGTATTATTTTATCACCGTGCGGTGGTTGTTTGGGTATCCAGCTCTTGTATGGCCGCTTGGTAGCGTTCTAGCCTGGCTTTTAGTTCTTGGTTTTCTTCTACTTGGTCTTGGTAGTCTCCGATGAGCTGGTGGAAGGCGTTTACTGCTTCGGCGATGTAGTAAAGACTTTCTGTGTCTTTTGCCGTGGCGATGACGGTACCGGCCTTGTTTTTGAGTCGCCCGCTGTCTTGGTGCAGGTCATAGAGCGTGTGGAGGTTGAGCCGGTGTTGTAGGTGTTTTAGGGCCTGGAGTTTGGCTTCTTCGGTGTCTGTGGTGGTTGAGGTGGTGGGCTGGTGGGACATTGTGGCACCTTTCACTGTGCTTTGAGTTGCTAAATGGTTTATGTAATTACTATAGCATAGTGATTACTTTGATTACAGTAATTTGGGGTTGATGTAGGGTGTGCCTTCGGTGCGCCGAATGTATAGGTCTACGTCTGGGCGGCCCCAGTCGATTTCTGCCCATTCGGTCAAGTCCCACGGAAAATCTGAGATGTCTAGGGCGGCGTATGCCTTTTCAGGCCATAGCAGTTTGCATAGTTCGCCCTCATGTTGCCAGGGGTCTTTGTCTGTCCCCATGTACAGCATTTCTGGCACCGATGTGTGGGCGTTGAAGGCGTGTACCCAGGCGTTGGTGTCTGTTCCGACGATGCCGTATTTTTGGGCGGCGCGGATGAGTAGTTGTGTGAGGGGGTTGTAGGGTTGGCCTGTTCGTGGGTTGAACTTCGGGTTTACGTCTGCACGCACGCGCCCCCATTGCCCGTGTTTCGGCGAGTTGGGCCAGTGTTCGGGTGGTGCTTTTGCGTCTGACCCTGCGGCTGGCCATGAGGGGGTGCTGTAGAGCCGGGTGACGTTGCCGTTTTCGTCGCGGTCTGCTCGTTCTGCCGCTACGGCCCCGAAGGTGAAGGCTAGGGCGTGGTGGATTTCGCCCGCGCGTACTTCGTCGGCGTGTATGAAGCCTAGGGAGTTGTGCATACATACGACTGCTGATTGGCCGGTTTGAGTTTGGGTGGCGTAGTTCGTGCGTGAGATGTCGCGGCCTGGGTCGTTGATGGAGAACCCGCCCACGGATGCGACATAGTACGGCTCACCGTTTGGGCCTTTCTTGTCTTTGAGTGGACCGTGTGCGTTGAAGTATTCGCGCCATACTCCGGTGCCGATGTCGTATACGGCCATCCCGTAGTCGCCGCCTTCGGTGGCGGCTGATTGTGCTCCGAGGGGGAGGGGGATGCGCCCGCTGAGGATTTTTTGTGCGTTGTAGTGCCCTCGTAACTGGCCGGGTGTTTCTAGGGGTGTGCGGTCGTTGATTAGAGTGCTCATGCCGTCTGTGCGGCATTCCATCCATGCCCATTCGGTGTCGGGGTGTGTGCTGTCAACCACATACGCGGCGATGGCGCTTGTGTTGCCCGCTGGTGTGTTGAGGCTGGTTTTTGAACCCCAGCCGCCGCCTTTTTGGCCCCGCATCCAGCCGGTGCCGTAGGGGTCGGGTGTGTTGTCCCACATCCATTTAGCCATAGCCTGGCTGTTGGGGTGCAGGGGCATGTTGGTTACGTCGCGTTTCCAGATGGTGTTTTGGTGGATGCCGCGTGTGGGGTGGAATGCGTCGGCTACGATGGCGGGGTGGGGGTGTCCGTAGTCTGGTACCCATTCGGTGCCGTTGTGTTTTTTGATAAGCGGCGTGGTTATTTTGCCGTTGGGGTGGATGATTTTACTAGGCATTGTCTAGACCTTCTCCCTTGCGTTTGTACACCCGTAGGCCGGTGATGTTGTTCCAATTCAGGCGTAGCCCGATGCCTCCGACGGCGTTGTTACCGGTCACGCCGTTGAATCGTGAAAAATCTTGAGTCATGGCGCGGCCTTGTGGGAACTGCTTCGTGGGTGGCGTGGTGATGGTGTAGATGTCGTTGTACAGTGCGAGCTTCCAGGTTCCGGTGCGTTCGCCGCGCGGTACGGTGTAGCTGTCGATTTTTGCACCTTCGGCGTTTCGTTCGATGATTTCTTTGCCGATTTCTGCCATGTAGAGGCCAGAGTATGCTCCTATCCACATCTGTAGGGTGTGGTCTGGGCGAATGGTGGACTCTACGAAGTCGATTTCTAGCGTGAAATTACGGGTGTGGGGGAAAATCCACTCAAGGGTATCCACGAATTGCTCTTCATACTGGCCCTTGTCGTTCACTTTCCATGAAGAGCGGTAGTGTACAGGCGGGGTGACACGATTGTTTACTGCCCACCCGGCCCCTAGCTGTGTCCATAGAGCTGTTCCGTAACCACCGAAGCCGTTGTTCAGCTTTTCGCCGGTGCGTAGCTTGTAGTGGCCGTATTTTGCGTTGTCGTTTGCGCTAGAAGTGCCCGGCGCGGGTGGGTTGATTTCAGTACCGGGTGAGCGTAGCGCGGCTTTGTCGGATACCCATAGGTTTTCTGGTGTTGCAGGTACTGCTTCTCCGATGGTAAAGGGCCACTCGTATTTGCCCGTAGTGGTGTAGCCGTCGGTGGCGTATGCGCCTACTTTGAAGTAGGTGTATCCGGTTCCTGGTACGGTGTGGGTGCCTGGCGCTATGTCTTTGCCGTTGAGTGTGTATTGTACGCCGGTCTGTGTCTTCACGATGACCTCACGGCGGTTGAGGTTTACGGCGGGTCGCATGGGTACGACTAGTACATCTTCGGTGGGTTTGCCCTGCACCCATAGCACGGGTAGGCCGTCTTTGGTGGGTGTTGCAGGTGGATTGTCGCCGTAGTGCAGGTGGTAGCCGCGTTTCTTAGCTTCGTCTTGCTCCGATGATTGGGGTACGGGTACCAGCCGGTATAGGCCCTCTGCGGGGTAGTCGCTCATTATGCTTGTCCTTCCTTTGGTTGTTTCAGTTGCTGTACCTCTGCCTCTAGCGCTTTGATACGTGAGAGGTAGGGTAATAGGCCCTGTGTCCAGGCCCTTACTTCGTCTTCGACGAACGCCGAAGGGGCTTTATCGTAGGGGTTTTCTGCGGGGTGGTCTTCTGACCCGTCCCCGATGCTGAATACCCTGTCGGTGATGTAGGCTTGCCCGATGTTGAGCGCGTCTAGCTTGTGGAATACTGCTTCGATATTTTGAGGGGTTACGCCGTGAATGATGTGCCAGAACCGCCACGATGGGAAGTCTTTGTAGTGGTCTGGGTGAATGTTCGGAGTCGTCGGGTCAAGGTATTTCTGAGCGCTTGATTCCCAGGTGCATACGATGTCGCAAGCGTCCATCATTTCCCTGCGGGTGTTTGAGCCGGGGTTGATGATAATGGGCACGTCGTTACCGACAATGTTTTTGATTTTGGTGTAGAGCTGTTGGTAAAACGGCATGATTTTATGCTGTTGCTCGTCCCAGCCGTTGGGTACCTCATCTAGGAAGATTGCTCCACGGCCCCGTGTGAATACCTCCGAATAGTCTTGGTACACGGCGGTCACTGAGTCTAGGATGAACTGCTCTGTGAACCGGGTGACTGCTTCCATTGATACGCCGAGCATGGAGCGTACCCGTTCTCGGTACGTGTCGTCTGCTTCGGGTGCGTTGGCTCCGTGCCGTGTTTTGATGTAGAAGGCGATGCGTTTTGCCCCGGCGGCCATTGCTAGGTTCGCCTGTGTGGCGAAGTCGGTATCTGGCCGTTTGTCGAGCCATTCCCCCGAAGAGCGGTTGAGTATGACTATGCCTAGTGAGTTCCCGAATTGTAGGAATTTGGCCCATTGTGAGTTTGGGCCGTTGTAGTAGTCCGGCCAGGTGTAGGTGATAGGTGAGTAGTAGCGTTGCCCGTTGATAAATCCGAAGTCGGGCTGTCGGGTTTCGATGCGTGCCGCGCGTTCTTCGATGGTTTGCTCTAGGGTGGTTTTGAGCGTTGGTAGGTTTGCGTCTACTACTTTTTGCACGGCGGCTAACCCGTCGCCGGTTAGGCTACCTGTGGTGTCTAGTGCTGGTACTCGTACTTTAGCCATTGGTTACCTCAAAAAATCCTGAAATGTTGATGATGTAGCGGCCCGGTGCTGTGATTGCGTCGGTTTGGATGACGCGGCTTCCTTTATCCATCCAGATACCGCCACGTCCGTCTGCGCTTGGAGTTGCGGATTGTAGTTCTATTAGTGCCGCCGGTACGGGTGAGTTGGCTGGGAGCTGGAATAGGCGTCCTGTCGGCGTTTTCCCTTGCGGCACGGTGAAGTCTAGGTGAATAATTCCTAGCCCGATTGTTGGATTGTAGGTCATATGATGGCGGTGCAGGGGTTGTTTACCGCCCCCGGCCACAACGGTTGTGCCGGTTGCCAGCCATTCGAGGGGGATTATCTTGTTCGGTTCGTGAGGGGCGGTGAGTGTGGCCGCTACCTCTTGTTTAATGAGCTTTTTAATGTGCTCTAGCGGGGCACCTGTGAATTGCCCCTGTTCGTCTAGTTTGGGGATGGTGTTAATGATGTCCTCCGAGGGTGGGCGGTGTCTGTGGTTGGTTGTTTAGTCTGTGAAGAAGCCTACAAGGTCGGTGATGACTTTTGCGCCTACTTGGTCGGGCATTCCCCATTGAAGCACCTCACGCGAACCAGCGTTCACGTACACTGAGCCGCCATTCACCACGCTCTTAATGGTCTTGATAGGCGTAGGTGCGTTGGCTGGGAGGGTGAATAGCACGCCGCCGTCTACGAAGGTCTGCTTGAGTTGTGCTTCGATGTGTAGGTAGCCTTGCCCTGATGTAGGGTCGAATATCTGGTAGCACCGTTCAAATGGTGTGTCTCCGTAGGGGCTTACGCCGGGTTTTGCGGTGAGGCCGTTTACCACGGGTGCTATTTTTCGGCTGGTATGGCGGTATTCGCTAACCTGTATGTCTACGTTACCGCCTTGTGGGTCTTTGACTCGTACCGGGGCTTTGAGGCTGAGTGCGCTGGCTTCGGCGGGTACGGATACATCCAGCGAGGTACAGCCTTGGATGGTGAGGCCCCTGAACCAGCTCTCAATGTAGAAGCTCCACCGTGCGCCGCCTGATGCTTTCCGTGCGCTCCGAGAGGTGCACCCGAGTAGGGTTGTGCCGTCTGAGCCGGTGTTGCAGATGTAGAAGTCTGCGGCTGAGTTTGCCCCGGCTTGGCCTTTGGCGGTGTCTCCGTAGCTGGATGACTCGCCCCTGCACCCTATGAGGGTGTTGTCGCCGTATGCGAGGATGAAGCCGTGGCCGCCGTTTTCCTGTGCTTCACAGTTGGTGAGCACGCATTTTGTGGCTTTGATGTACCAGCCCGCGCCGCCTTTTTGTCCCGCGCGGTTTGTGGTTTGAGGTGAACCGGCGGTTATTTCGTCGCCGCGTGTGTTGGAGGTCATGGCGTAGAGCTGTCCGAAGGTGGCGTTACCTAGTGTGTACCAGCTGGTGGAGCCTACGAATTTGGTTTGTGAGGTGTAGACCTCAATGCCCGCGTACCCGTCCATGCTTTTGTTGCACCCGCCGATGTCTGCGCCGAAGAATTTGTTATCAGCGGCCCCGCCGGTTCCTTCAGGGTGTCCTTCGGGTTTGCCGACTACTAGCCCGGCTTGGCCCGCGTTGCGTACTTTGAGTGAGAAGACTTTCATTGCTTGGTCGTCGGTGCCGAGGAAGGCGGCCCCGGTTTCCATGCCCCAGATTTCGAGGAAGTTGCAGGTGGGTACTGCGTCCGGGTCGGCTGGGCCGCTTCCCAGGTCGGTGTTGAAGAGTACCCCGCATAGGTTTGGTATAAAGTTCTGGTGCTGGATACCGGGGCGGCGTGCTTTTATCCAGAGGTTAGATACCCCGAAGCGTAGTAGGGTGGGGTCTTGTGCGCGGTTGTTCCAGGTGCCTGTGCGGAATACGCCGGTTTTTTGGTTGATGGGTTTTGATGTGGTTGCGATTATTTCGGTTGCGTTGCCGTCGCCGTAGACCTGCACCATGCCTTTTAGTTCGATGAAGGGGGCGCTGACTATGTATTTTCCTGCTGGGATGTGGACGGAACCTCCCCCAGCGGCGGCGGCGGCATTTACTGCGTTTTGAATTGCCTGTGTTGAGTCTCGTTTTCCGGTAGGGTCTGCTCCGAAGTCTGGTGAGCATACGTTGAATGCTGAGCCGGGTTGTACTGCAAGTACTGCTTCGCGGCTTGCGTCGGTGAAGCGTTTTTGTGCGTTGAGTGAGGGTACTGTGACTGCGGCCATACTGTTGTTGTCCTTCCGTTTGTAGAAGTAGTACGCCCGCTGTGCTTTTCTTTCCCTAGATACAAGAATACCCCACCAGTAGGCGGGGTATTCTCGTGATTTAGCAGTTAGTAGTGAAAGGTGCCTGTCCCTAGCCAGCTTTCAGCATAAGCTTACCACGTGGTGTTACTCAATGGAAATGGTTCCGTCCCCGTTGTCGGTAATTGTGGTGGCTTTCACGTCGCTTGTTGGGAGCTGTACCGAGCCGCCGCCGCCTGAGAGGGTGAGGGTCTTGTTTTCCAGGCTGAGCACCTGGGGCGCGGGTGCTGGCTTGTTTTCCAGCACGGTTACGCGGTCTGCCAGGGGCTTCATCTGCTGTTGGGTAATCCGGGGGATGGTGGTTACGGTCAGGCCCTCTAGCGGTTTTCCGGTGAGGTGTCCTTCTTCGTCCACGCCTGCTACGCGGGTCTTTGCCATTGGGTTACTCCGTTTCTAGGTTGTTGTCGTATTCGATGGTGGTTTGGGCCGGTGGTGTGGCCCATCCGTCGCCGGTTTTGGCGGCGGTGGTATTTATGACGATGGGTAGGGCGGTAGCGGCGGTGTTGGGCTGTGGGTTTACTTT